GGTAGAGCATTAGCTAATTGGATTTACGCAGCAAAGAAGAGACCATCAGTCACAGAAATGCAGAAGGTGGAGAACTTGTCGGACAGTCAAGTTACCAAGAGTGCAGCTAAAACTGGCAACAGCAATAGCTACACTCCTTCACCATCTGTACAAGAAAAGATTAAAGATGTACCTACTGGTCCAGTAGAAGATACTAAAGCAGCATTAGAAGAAATTGGTGTAGTGGTTCAGGAAAAAGTTGTAGTAACTAATGGCACAATAGAGCCAAGATGTTTAAGCTGCAGTAGTGAGCTATGGGATAACAGAGTAGACAAAGCAAGCGGTAAAATTAAAGATACTTATCCTGACTGGAAGTGTAAGAACAAAGAATGTGACAATGGTAATCCACGTATATATTACATGGAATCATTCAACGCAGCTAAACAAGCACCAGAAGAATGGTTTATGCCTGCAATGCCTGAAGCAAAAGCAATAGAGGATATTGGCGAAGACGAAGCACCGTTCTAATGATTCATATAAAAATAATACTTGATACTGGTGGTGTGTTTCAAGACGTAGAAATTGTAGAAAAACCTACACACATTGACTTACAAGTGACAGAAGAAATTAGGGAAGACGATAACTGGTATGAGCAAGAATAAACAAAATGATCCTATAAATCCATTTGATGGACCAGGTGTTAAAGTAGGTTCAGAAGAATTTAAGAACATGGTCATGGGTGTAATGATAAATAAACATTTAGATCCTGATGAAGACTTTGATCTTAGCAAGTGACATATAGACCTTTACCTGATTACCTTACAATTAAACCAAGCAAGATAGAAGGCATAGGTTTATTTACATTAGTAGATATAGATAAAGGTGTGAACTTAGGAATGTCACATATCATAGACACACCTACGTTAGATACAATACGCACACCGTTAGGTGGTTTTGTAAATCATAGTGACAAACCTAACTTAAAAAAAGTTTTAGATCATAGAAAATATTATTTATATACGATCGTTGACATACCTATGGGCAGTGAATTAACATTGAAATACGAATGGTATGAAGTAGAAGGAGATAACAATGACAATGAGAGATGATATATTGCAGCTACTTGATGATGACAAGTGGCATTGTGCAACAGAACTTATAGAGTTTGGTTGGTCAGCACGCAATAGAATATCAGAGATACGTGCAGATCATGGCGAAGATTATATCTTAGGTCAGAAGTGCAACATGCACACTCACAGAGGTGGTGTCAGCATGTATAAATTAAATGATCAGAAGAAAAAACAACAGTTGTTGAATAGACTTGAAGATCAAATTCAGCTACAGTTATAGTAATGAGAGAAGTATTACAGAGCAAAGGCGCACGTAACGTCTGGGATATGATGGACGAATGTAATGGATTTCTTGAAGCTATTACATACTGTATAGAAGAAGACGAATCAAAGAAGATAGATTTTTTTCCATACGATAGTGCTAGTGAATCTAATCTAGTACAAACAATACTTAAAATAGATCCTTCATTCCCAACTGATCCTGGACCACACTATGGTGGGGTTAGAGTCGGTATCGTTACTAACAAAGGAGTCGGCGAACTTGAAGTCGTGCATGATATGTATGACTACTTTAGTTATTCTTTTATCACACGTGGTACACAAATAGATTATGGTAGGTTGCCGCGTGCAGATATGATTGATTACATAAAAGCTGTAGCTAAAGTTCTTAATAGTTCTAAAGCATTGAAAGGTAGAAAACTATTTAAGAAAGAAGACTAATGTCAAAACAAAAACAACAGGGTACAAAGCTAGAGACATTCGTAGCAAAAATGTTGAATGGTTCTAGGATTGCGGAAGGTGGTATCAATGACAAGGGAGATGTACTATTTAATTGGAATGGTCAAGATTTTTTTATTGAGTGTAAGGCAAGACAATCACTTAATGTTACACGTGAGCTTGCTAAATCTATAAAGAAGTCGAAGTCGCAATTTACAGCACTGGTATGGAAACGTCTGGTAAAAACTGACAAGAGTCGGCGGCAGCCAGATGGTGTACCAATCATAGTTTGTTTAACTCTTGATACTTTTGTCGAGATCGTTGAATCTAAAATCGGAAATAGTTTTTATGATGATCCCTTCTGGAAACAATTGCCGTGAGTCGTACGCAGGATATAGACAAAGCTGCGCGCACAACTGCACTTGCGCTGCAATCTTTAATGGCGCGTGTTGAATTTGAATACAACAGACATGAACCATGTTTAGTATGCAAAGAAAAATTTATGCACCACATTGACGGACTACCCTGCGAATCAGATGACTCCAGGAAAAAGATAATTAGAAACAATCGTTGGAATAAAAACTTGACTAGATAACTCTTATAAACTAAATTTAATAGTGGAAAGGAGTTGTATGGATAAACTAGATATTCATGACGGCAAATTACAGGTTAGAGTTCCTATTACCTTAGCAGATTTAAAGCTGCTTAAAAATATGACAACGCTAGCAAGCAGCAAGAAAACATTTCATTCAACTAATAAATTGAATAGATTATATTTTGTTGTACAACAAAACGTATGGTATGCCTGGACAACAGACAGTTATGTTCTTGGTATAACAGAGTTTTGTAAAGACGATTCAGTTATGGCGCAGTATCAGAAAAATGATCCCCAACCATTACTGAAATACGTTGACAGAGTATATGCAAGTGTTGATGTTCAAGAGTTCAATACTGATGTAGTAGAAATAAATAAACACTACAACAAAGAACAACTGGACGGACACATGTATCTTAGATTGGAAGGACACACACAGATACTGCAGCCGCGTGTTATTACAGATGAGATAACTGGCGCAAAGTATCCTATGCCTGACGGCAAAGAGATTACTACTGACTGGGTAAGTATTGAGATAGACAACGCAGGAGTCTTCACAATGTTGAATAAAGTTGACGGCATTGAAGGTGCAAGAGACATATTCAGAAACTTTTGGAGTGACGCACGTGGTTCTATTGGACCTGACAAGCGCAGACCAATTACTCATATACAGTATTCTCCAGTACATCTAAAGAAGGTTATGACATTTTTAACCTTCAATAAAGATGACCACTTTACATACATGTACAACTATGACGGCAATTTTGCTGACGCAGTATTGTTTCAGAAAACATGCAGCGGCACTGACAATGCAACTAACAAGCATGCCTGGATAATGCCGCAACGCAGTGAATTGGAGGAGGAATAATGAAAATATACGAAGTTGAAACAATCACTACTCATTTAGAAGTTGAGATAGAAGATGATTGGGATTGTATTTGCGGATATACAAGTACAATTACATTTAAATATCCAAAAAATTTATGGGATAGTTTTAAATGTAATTTTTGTGACGAAAAATTAGTAATCGTTGAACCTATCTTGTTAGGTCAAACTTATTCTGAATTGCTAACTGAAAATAATTTGCAATTAGATGAGAGTGGATATGAACTAGAACCAATTGACGCATTTGTTGATATAAAACTAACAGAAAATAATAAAGAAGTTGGTGAATTGATACACATTGGTAGTCACGAAATGGACGGCGCAACTTTATGTGACTGGTGCAACATGTACTTCAAAGGTGACGGACAATTAACACGCTGCAATGAATGTGAGGAGAAATAATGGAGTATCACTTTAACGTAGTAAGTCATCTTATCTTCGGTATTGCAGGCGTGCTGCTTGGATATTACTTTGCTAATGAGTCCTGGAGAAATAATCGTATGTGGGAATGGAAGTCTATTACACAACAGTTAAGACTCCAGGAGACAGAGATACATAGATTAGAAACTATTAACGAATCATTAGTAAGTCAGTTAAAGGAGTTAAAATAATGTGCGAATGTCAAGACGCATATTGTGACTGCTGCGGCAATGAATTAGTATGCAATAGTTGTAGAGAAGGAGAGTGTGAATAATGAATAGCTTTAAATTGCTTGTACGTTTTATTGCTGCGATAGGTGGCTATAAAATATTACAACAAGAGTATGACAAGGCGCGTAAGTTCTGGACTAAAGTCTCAATAGAAAACAACTGGATAAGAAAAGAAGGTATGTACGTAGTGCTTTACGTAAATATTTGTGATTTGCAAATAGCTGACCACGTATACACACCTGCGGACAACAAGTTTGACTCTATCTTGTTTACTCATTGTGACATGGATTACTGCGAAGAATGTATAGGAGTGACATTATGATTTTGTTTGAATACAAAGGCGTAAAGATTACAGGACAAAGTCGTGACGAAGTCGCACTTTTGCGTGGTCGATTGAAAACAGAAATTGATCTACGAATTGCGAACGAACAAATAAAAGATACGTTATGGGAATATATACAGGAGGAAGACATTGAAGAGATAAAGGAAAGAATAAAAGATATATAAATATCTAAAGTAAAAATAAAAAAGAGCTGCAGCGCCGAATCGTTGCAGCTTTTTTTTTATATTCTTGATTACTTAATTAATCCAGGTAAAATTGATTTAGAAGGAGGTTGTTATGATATGGGAATATCCCCAAAGATTAGACAAACACAGTACAAACAAAATATCAGTATATAAGAACGTTGTTAATGGCGCTCTTATCTTGCATGACGCGGAAGACTTCGCAACAAAGCAAGTTTATATTGGTTACTCTATCCAGGAATCAAAAAGAATGTTTAGAGATTATTTGAAGGGAATAAGATAAGATGACACAACAAACAGAGACAAAGAACTTTATAGAAATATGTCCTGGCTGCCTTGCTTGTTATAATCAAGGGCGCTTGACTTTTTATTGGTTCCAAATAAACAAAGACACAACGCTTGAACAGATAGAGCGCGCGCTTGACGTGGAAGAGATTCACAGAAGAGCAAAAACTCCATTTGTTTGTGGCGGTGATGAAGTTCACATACAAGATAATGATTTTGGCGGCGGTGAGTACATGACCGCAAAAGAATTATACGGATATGTTGAGCTGCTGCAACTGGTCCCAAATTTTGACTACATCAAAGCGTTTAAAGAAGTTTATTTAATGCAAGATGAGTTCCAACAATTTGGTAGCGGCATACAATACGAGCCAAGCGAACAGTTCAAAGAATTTGCTGACTCCGTCCAGGTCTTCGACAACATAGACGAACAGAACACGCACCTGGAATATGAGTTTATGGAAATCTATGACGTGAGCGAAACAGATAGATTATATAATTATATTGATTGGTCCACAGTGCGCCACGATATGCTTATAGATATGCAAAGAGCAGAAGTAAACGGAAAAATATATTTGTGGAGAGGAATATAAATGGATAGAAACGAAGTTTATAGATTACTTTTAAATTTTGCCAAAGGAGTCAAAGCTGACACAACCATTGCTGAACAAGTCATGGGAGTAGGTAAAGCTATACAGATTCTTGATACAGAAATTAGAATTGTTATAGACGAAGAGCAAAGAGTTAAATATAATAAGCTAGTGGAAAAAATAAATAGGAGATATGAATATGCAAATTAATTACGTTGGTGTTCTAATTCTATTGTGGATTGTTAGCACTGCCTGGATTGTTTCAGGTTATGCTGCTAAAGGTTATCAAGCCAAGAATACTATCCGCTTAGATTATGAACTCTATGCAGCAATTAGACACGTGTTAGATTATTGTTATGACACAGAACGAGAGCATTATATTGAGACCTTCGGCGAGGAATCAAATAATTATCTTTGGTTAGACAGTGACCTAGATTTACACGTTGACCAGGAAGACACGAATCACATATTTGTTAGTCTTCATTACTTACAAAAGCAATTAGTTCCTGGAGACACGCAGCCCTTAGCGTAACGTACTAATAACCAGGAAGAGAGAGAGCGGACTTCGGTCCGCTTTTTCTTTGTATCACGTGCGCAAAGATTTAGATCTCCGCAAAAAAAAATAATTGGAGATCATGATTTTAAAACCAGGTACGCCTGGAAGTTTTAAAGCAGCGCCTGGTGTTCTAGTTGTCGAACGCATATCGAGACAGTACGACACAAACCGACTACAAACCGCAGCACCGCGCAACACAACCACACGCACAATATACACATGATTATATAACCCCCATAGTTCAATCGCGGCGCGGAGAAAATATAGATGAATACGTCAATGTTTATGTGGCAATTTGTGGAGGTGGTGGGAGTCGAACCCACGTTGGTTAGATGAGTATTTGGATAAGCATTTAACCCTGTCCAGATCACCCCCAGTCTACAGTATACTATATATAGTGTAGTCTAAAGGTACTATATGTAGTGGTACTATATATTGTACTCTTTATATGTCGAGTTCTAGTAGTAGGTGGTTCGATCCCTGTGTCACTCCCAACCCAAACCAGTTTATTAAGTGTAGTAACAGTAAATGCGATCTCTCTCTAATAAATAAAATGTGAGGAATGTGGCTCAACCCACGACTAAGGCGGTCCTGCTATGCCAACCCTATTAACGAATCCTTATCTTGTGGTGTTTGTGTAGGCAGGAACACCACAATGCTTATCCTGATATGCTACACTATAGCATATAGATATGTCAAATAATGAAAAAATCACCATCTGCGTAGCAGACAACTGTTTAGTCCCCTTACCAGAAGGTCGTAAAAAGTATTGTAGTGAGAGGTGTTCTAAAAGAACACGGCAGAGAGCGTGGCGTGCAAACAAACCTACTAAAGAGATCCAGGTAGAAAAGACTGTAGATGAGAATGTACAGAAGCGTAGAGGAGATTACTACGCCATTATGAAGAAAAAAAATTTTTTTAACGACATTTTAGAAGGTAAGAAGACAAAGAAGGAAGTAGCAAACATATTAAGCTGCAGTCCATCAACAGTGTCACGTGCAGTAGCAGCATATCTCGAAGATGTAGAAAAAGAAGCAAAGCTCGAAAAGCGTGGGGACCCCTTCGAGTTGCAAGCTGACGTAAACTCTTTTGTTGAGTTTCGTGATCAATATTTCTTAACAGAACAAGGTAAAAATTATGAGACACCAGACTTTCAAAAGAAGTGGATTGGTGCTATCTTAGATAGTATAAAGCACGGTAAGCGGTTAATGATCTTGTCTCCGCCTAGACATGGTAAGACAGATCTACTTACACACTTTTGCGTATACATGATTTGTAAAAATCCTAACATACGTATCATGTGGTGCGGTGGTAACGAAGACATTGCACGTAACTCCGTAGGTGCGGTACTAGATCATTTGGAGAATAATGAAGGACTCATACAAGATTACGGAGACTGGGACGGATTTAGACCTTCTAATAGAGGTGGAAAGAGTTGGTCGTCCAGTCAATTTACTGTTGCAACTAGAACAGTCTCTGGTATTAAGTCGCCAACTCTTGTCGCAATTGGAAAAGGAGGTAAGATCCTTTCCAGAGACGCAGACCTTATTATCGCAGACGATATCGAAGATCATGGAAGTACTGTGCAGCCAAGTGCTAGAGAAAACACCAGGAACTGGTGGACCACAACATTACAGTCAAGAAAAGAGGAACATACAGGAATGGTCGTTATTGGATCAAGACAACACCCAGACGATCTTTACCATCATCTCTTAGAAAACAAAGCATGGGAAACTATTGTTGATCGTGCGCATGATTTAGAAGTACCGCTAGAAGACGAATCTATAGATCATACAAAACACATGTTATGGTCAAATAAACGTACACATAAATGGTTAATGGAACAGTTAGCTGCAGCAGAGACTACAGGTGGTAGAAATATATTTGAGATGGTCTATCTAAACAAAGCTATACCACAAGGTATGGAGTTATTTACAGCAGAGATGATTGATAAGTGTTTAGATAAATCAAGGAAGCTAGGAGACATACCACCAGGCACAAGTCTTATTGCAGGACTCGATCCTGCTAGTACAGGTTATCAGGCAGCAGTTCTTTGGGCATATAACGTAAAAACACAACAAGTATGGCTTGTAGATATGAAGAACGATCAAGGTGGTGGTATACAAAAAGCACATAACTTAATGAAGGAATGGTATGACAAGTATTGGTTAAGTCACTGGATCATAGAAGAAAATGGATTTCAACGTGCTATTGGTCAAGATAGAGATATAAAGTTATGGGCTGCTAATCATGGTGTACGTATAGAAGGACACCAGACTTATAAAAATAAATGGGATCCTACATTTGGTGTAACCAGTATGGTAGGTATGTATGAACAAGAAAAGATAAACATACCGTATGCAGATTCTAAGACACAAAGACTTGTCAATATATTTAGACAACAGTTAATTTACTTTTCACAAGCAGGTGCAAGTAATTCACGTAATGTAAAAACTAAAACTGACTTAGTTATGGCAAGTTGGTTTCCAATGAAACGTATACGCACAAACGTAAAAATGATGTTAGCTGAAGCAGAGAGCGACTATACTCCTTCTTATAACTATTATAAGCAGAGTGAATACAACGAGGTTTTTTGGTAATGGTTTTAACACCTGACGAATTATTAATTAAAACAGACGACTTAAAAGGCATGCACGAACATAGTGGACACTATGAGTATCGTGATAGAGTTCGTTCTATTATGAACGGTGGAAGCAATGGTATAGCAGCATTGTTAGGTGAGAGCGCAAAAAACTATGATATAGATTTACCTGTACCTAATCTTATAAATTCAGGATTAGAACACTTAGCACAAAAATTAGGACGTATGCCCGACATCAAAGTTGATCAGTATGCAGACAGTGAACGTGCTAAAAACAAAGCAGAAAAATTAGAGCGTATTGTAACTAACTTAGACAGTTACTCCAAGATGGATATGCAGTTACCACAGGCA